GTTGTATCTAGAATAGCTGATATTATGGAATTCGAAATCAACAAGAAGAGTAGTCCTGGTATTCCTTATCACGGGTTAGCTGCAACAAATGAAAGATACTTGAAAGACTACCGTGACGATTTCGTCACTGCGGTCATTACGCGCCTTTATTTGTTAAACAATACCACGTTGAAAGAAATTATGGAGATGACTCCAGTTGAGAGAGTTCAAAAAGGGTTTCAGGATCCAATACGGGTCTTTGTTAAGAATGAACCCCATCGGCTTAAGAAGATTGAGTCAGGTAGAGTTCGGTTGATAGCTTCCAATTCTATTGTTGATAATACAGTTGAGAGATTGATTTTCGAGAATCACAGCAAAGCCTCTATTGATTGTAACTCTAAAGGTTATGACATACCGATTTGCATAGGATTAGCGATGAATACTGATGAGGGCATACTGAATCTACAGAAACAGGTTGCTAATTGGAAGACACGTGCACCAAGAGGGAAACTGGCATCTAGTGATGCTCATGCTTTTGATTGGTCTATGGGTTTTATCGATTATCAAGCTGATGTAGAAATTTGTGCTGAACAGTTGGATTGTCAACCTAATATCAGAGATAATTGGAAAGAATTGGCCATGAAACAAGCTTATTGTCTGGCTTCTTCTGTTTTGGCCACTTCAGATGGTACAATGTTCGAACAGATCGCCCCTGGGCGAAATAAGAGTGGTAGTTATGGAACCACGAGGAGGAATTGCAACGTGCGTCTGAGTATTGCAGCTGCGAATGACACCCCCTTAGACATGGTCAAGGTTGCGGGTGATGATTGCGTTGAGATTAGGATGCCGTATACCCCTTTTGAGTATACTAATGTTGGAGGATATAAGTTTGATTTTGAAGATAAAGGGAACGAATTTGAGTTTTGTTCTAGTGTTTTCGCACCAGGCAAATATGCTGTGACCCAGAATACGGGGAAATTGTTGTTTAATTTCTTCTCAGGTGACCAAACTCCTGAGCAATGGGAACAATTGTTGGATGATTTCCGACATTCCCCTCAAGTTGTAGATCGATTGGTAAGATTTCAAAGTGAGAGGAAAATCTGAGTGGTAATCTAGTGAAAGAAATTTTAAATTAAAAGAG